GAAATCAGCTCATCCAGTTCACTCGGCAACTTTGGATCGAATGTGTCTTGTGACGGCATTGACTTAGATTGTGAGTATAATGAATCAAGAATGATTTGTTCAAGTTGTTTGAGTTGTATTTCAAGTAAATGAAATGTTTCATCTGTGAAAGTACCACTCCTGACTGCCTTAGTCATTTTCTTTATGTGCTCAACTGTCTGCTTCTTGCTCATGCTTTTGAATCCCATGAATGGCGTGTTTTCATTAGCTCCAAAAGTCACAGTTGATCCTTCAAATAGTTTTACTTCATCAATTTGGTTGTAGCCACTCTGTGCTGTGTTTCTTACTGTCTGAAACCCAATGCTGTGCTCATTGATGATTCCTGCCTCATATAGCTTCAGTACATCATTCCCATAACTTGTATCAGCGATCTTGGACTCAAAATACAGTCCATAATCATCTTCCTTCAAGACATGAGGTTTGCCCAGTGGAAGCTTGGTGTCATGCTGATAAAGGTGCATGATCCTATTCTTTCCATTGACTCCATTCTCTTTGATGCTTTTGTCAAAAGCTTTCTCCATGATCATATCACCATCTGAGTCAACAAAACCAAACTGAGCAAAATATCCAGTCACCGTTCTTGACTTGGTGTCAATGTCTCTGACCTCTGCATCGAATGATTTATACTGGTATGCTTTTTCTTGCCTCATCTCTTCAAGCTCAACATTCTCATCATGTGTTGCACATGCCATGAAAAACGTATCTCCATCAATGGTTGTGGAGTGAGTTCCCTCACATCCTAAAAATTCAGCATATTCTTCTGCTTCTTCTTCCGTTCTGAAGTATGAGAGCTGTGCATCCTTGCCACCCATCATCTCTTCTTCTTCTTCAGGTTTGTGATATGGTTTGCTTGCTTTTGTACTCATTGGATGTCCTTTTGGTAATAGATCTTGATCATGTTTTCCTGACCTAAACTTTCCATTCCTGAGAGCAAACAAAAATGAATTGACTCTTGCAAATGCCCATTGAGAAGCACTTGAAACAGTAGGTCTGACAGACTGTGGATTAGTACGATAAGCACCAATGCCCCTATCATACACCTTTTTGAGAGTTGAAGCGTTAGTCCTTTTGGATGGATTGTTTCCAACTTCCTCATTGTGCTCTTTTGCTTTCTCTCTTAGTGTATCAATTACTGCCATGACAAAAGATACTGTCTTTTTTTATGAATCCGAATTTGCCTCTTCAACAGCTTCCTTTTCTTTCTTAGGAGCTGACTTCTTCTTTGTTTTAGTGGTGCTCATTTTAAAGCCATCACGATCTTTGAAGAACTCTTCAATCTCTTTTCTTTGCTCGTCTGTTGCTTTGTCTGCAATCACTACACCGTTGTCTGTGTATGTGATTAGTTCATAGTATGGTGGTTTCATAGTTGTCACCTAAGTTTTTCTAATTAAATGAACATCTCCATCGTTGTATGTTTTGATCCATTTTTCAAGAACATCTCTCACTTTTTTTGGAGCATCCTCATTGATTTTGTAACCTTCTTCTTTTGAAAAAGATAAGTATTCTTCATGTGGTGGTTTACTTATTCCCATCTTAAATTTGCTTATATTTTTGAATGAATCTTGTCACAATGAAATCTGTGAACTCATCATTTCTGTTGTTATAGTATTTTTGAAATGCAAGAGTCACAATCTCCACTGGATCATCATATTGCACCAATTTGTTGTAGGCATAATCACCTAGTAAATTTTTTGTATTCTCTAATGTAGCTTCTTTGCCATACTTTTCCAACAATTCCTGATATATTTCTGTACTCATGGCATGGTGTTGACGTTTAGTGTCCCAAAACTTGTCTGCTTTTGAGTCACTTGTAAATGTTAATCTCCCTTTGTTGTACTTTTTTACTCCATAAGTAAAATCGTAATGATGTATCATTTCATGCAAAAATGTGTTCATGTATGATGTACCTCTGTTCCACTGATTTGGTTCACTTGCTCCTTGCCAGTAGGTAGCATTTGTAATTCTATCACGACCTCTCTCAGCTTGTATATTAATGTTCCCAGTCAACTCATATTTTCCTTTTGAGTTTCTAAAGATGATTAAGTTTGCCTCTCCTTTTTTATCAAACGCCATGGTTCCACCAAGACCCTGCAATGTGATTGGATCCTCACCAAAAGTGTCAAGGAGATATTCATATTGTTTCGCCATTTCTTCATATCCATCATTGAGTATGTTTCTTGGAGTATTTTTTGGATCAATACCTCTTGTCCTCATGTACTTGAACCAATCTCTTCTGCTTTTGACCTCACCTGCCATCATTTCATATCTCTGCTGTCCCAAGGGTACTTCTTCCTCTTCTTGTTCAGCTTGCTCTCCAAGAGCTTCTTCTTTGGTCAGAAAGACTTGTGTGCACCTGCAATTGATGATGTTGTCAGGTCTGCCATTCGGATCTCCTGCAAATCTTAGGAACTCTCCACCAACCTCAAACACTCCATCACCACCGTTCTCATCATACAGATCAACCACAGTGCCATGAGCACTGCTGTGTCCATTCCTTGTGCTGTCTCCTAGAACTGAGATCCACTGCTTCATCAATGGAAGTCCAGTTGACTTTGCTCCTTCCACTGATCCAAAGTTTGATGCACTCAAGATCTCTGTCCTTGCAATCCTCTCTGCTTGGTAAGTGTTGATGTTTTGTGTGACCAGTTCTTTGACCCTCTCTCCTGCCTGAACAATACCCAGTTCCTCTTCCAAAGCTTTTCCAATGAGTCTTTGAATCTCCTTGCCCTGATTCAATGCAATGACTCTTGTCCTATCATGACCAGTGCTTGCAAAGGTTGCCATCCTTTCAACAAAGTCAGGAGCCTGCTTTGTCTCCAGTGTCATGTGTTGTTTGAGATTGTTATAGCTTAACTTTGCAAAGGTAGATCCAACATCAGTGTATAAATCCAAGAACAGATCATCCAATGGTTTTTGATTCAAGTTCACACCTCTCATCTCATCAACAGTGTTTGCATCAAAGATTGGAGTGAGAACATCTTTCAATGCTCTGATTGTCCTTCTTGTGTACTTCTTGACAAAGCTCTCTCTGATGTTGTGGAATGACTTGTGATATAACACATGTTCTTTCTTGAACTGTCCTTCATAAGTGTCTCTTTCTTTGTTGTACTTGGCAATACATATTGCCACAGCTTGATCAGGTGATGCTCCTTCATCAATGACTTCAGGGATGCACCGTTTTAAATATTGATCTTCTGTTTCTCCTGCTCTTACTTCAGGCATCTTGTTCTTGTTGTTCCACGATTCTCTCAGCCCAACTGAGCATGCTATCTCCACCCCAGTATGCGTATGAGATGGAACCACACACTGGCTTTCCATCCTCATCTGTGAAAGATCCAGTGTCATAGGTCTTTGCTCTGCTCAGATATGACTTGACTCTTTTGACTGTATCATAGCTCAATGGATTCCTTTGTGCCAAGTCTCTTGCTCTTCTTTTACCAACAGCAGTTGCACAGTTGTTTGGATTCTTCTCTGTGAACTCAAGTGCTGACCTTGCTGTCTCAGTTGCACTCTTTGGATAGTTATCAAAAGACTCTTCAACTTTGTAATTGGTGAGAGCTTTCATTGCACTCTCTGTGGGAGCACCAAAAGGAATGAAGTTTGCAGGGATGAAGTACTGATTCATGACTGGATCATCATCATATCCCATTGCAATTCTTTTCTCATTAGCTGTGATCCACCATGAGTCTTTGATCTGATTGATCATCTCACTCATGTCTTTCTGTATTGCAGGGATGCTCTCAAGATCATAGTCAATGAAGTAATTCTTTCCAGTCACTTCATTGTAGTTTGCAGTCAACCATCTGTTGAGTTCATCTCTGAAGGTGTCAAGCTCAGGAAGCACTTTTTCCATATAGAGTGCTTTCCTTGCTTCTTGCACGTTGTTATACACTTTGTTGTCAGGATCATTGAGAAGAGCTGAGTTGATTCCATAGATGTTGCAGATGTCTCTCAAGCTCATCTTCTGTGATTCAATGATGTTCAGATCCACTGGTGAAAGACCAATCTGCTTCCAGTCCATATTTGCTCCTGCAACAACGATCTTCCCTCTGTTGAATGCTCCAGTGTACTTGCGATAATAGTCTCTCTCAAGCTGTCTTGCTTGCTCCTCTGTCATCGAATCAGGTTCCACTGCCAATATTCCCATTGCTCCTGAGTTCTGAAGCTGTGCCATCTGTGCTGTGTAGGAGTCATTGGATTGTCTCACAACTCTTGCTCCTGCTCTCAGTGGTGAGAGTCCATACAAGTGAGATCCATCCCCATCATAGTCAGGGTTAAAGTACTTTAAGTGCATGACTTCTGATTCCTCAAACTTCACACTCTGAGTTGATGTCATTCCACTGGTAAGCTCAAGAACATATCCAAGAATATGGTTGTCATCATTGTGAGATGCTTTGATTCTCATGTACTGAGAAGGAAGAACATACATCTCTTTGACCAGTCCTGCATTTGCTCCTTTCTCAAGCTTTGCTCCATGAATGTAGGTGTTGCCAGTGATCAACTTGAAGCCAATGGTACTCTCAATGAACTCTCCCCATCCTTGAAGGTGATTTGGTCTTTTGATTATCTTTGCAAGAAAGTCATTAGAAGGAACCTCAACAAGTGACTGGTGTTTGTACCTGACCACCTTGTCAAGTTGGAACTGCTTTGCTTCGCTTGGCAGTCTCATGTACTTTTGATGCTTGTGAGTGTCTGTCACCTCATAGACAGTGAATTTGACCCCTTTGCAAGCATTTGTGATGGTGTTGACAACTGAATACACATCAGGATTGTACACATATCCCTTCTCAACATATTCTTTTGTATTGTCATCGTATGCCCCTTCTCTTTTT